GGGTTCTTCCGGGCCCACTCCTTGACCTTCTCTTCGTCCCACTCCGGGATGGTGCCGCCGTTCTTCTTCCACTCCGAGGGCGTGACGTGATATCCGCACGAACTCTCGTGGTCGCAACGGCCCACCTTCATGTCGATGATCTGCCCGTCGGGCGTGAGGTAGGGCTTGAAGCACTTGGGCTTTCCGCACCCGGGACAGGGGGCGTTGAGGATGCCCAGCCGGACACGCTCTCCCCACTTCGCCAGGTGCGGCGCGCGCGCGGGATCGTAGTTATCGTTCATGGCTGCACCTCCTTCTGCCACATGGGCGCGCTTGCGCGCTTTTTGTACACACATAGAGGGGTGAGGGTGTAGCCACGCCGGAATTTATATATATATATAAATCCGGCTGTGGCGCACCCTCCACCCTGATAGGTGTGGAGAAAAAGAAAAGAAAAAAGAAAAGAAAATCAAAATGGCGTTTCATCTTCGTTCTCTTTGAATAATTCCTTGCTGTCAGCGGACTCTTTCTCTATCGGGGCGGGTTCCCAGCCGCTGATCAGGCGAAGGCGTCCCTTGTTCATTGTCATTACTTCAATCATACCGAGGGTTATTGCTTTTTGGATCATGGTGGCGCCGGTGGTCTTACCTTTGCCCACTACTTCGCCTACCGCCTTTCGCAGATCCGTCTTACTCATGGCGGGTTCGCCGTTGAAGGCCTTCTTCAGGTTCTCATACAGCTGCGTCTGTTCGTCGCGGTCGGCCTCAGTCTTGGGCGCGTTGGTCTCCAGTCCGTCCCAGAGTTCCGGGATGCCGTATCTGAGCGGCCGTCCGTCCTTGTCTGTGTGGTTTGGATCTTCTATGCGGTCGTTGATGCGGAAACGGAAGCCGTCGGAGCCCTTGTGGCGCTCTTTGTTCTGATCCACCTCATAGTAGATCTCTCCGTTCTGCTGCTTCACGCGGACAACCTTAAAGGCGTTCGATACTTTATTCACGGATTCTGTGCCCAGGTTCCCTCTTTGCTTCTCTGTGCCGGGGTTGAAGTGCAGTACATTCCATATCACACAGTCGCCGTCAATGGCTCGGGTGGTGAGGAAGTTGATGAGTTTCACGCTCTCCCGGATATCGTTGAAGTCGAGAAGCAGGTCACGGATGCCGTCGATGAAGATGGCCGTCGGGCGCCACACCTTGATGGCGGCGATGAGCGTCTTCCGGCGCTGCTCCATGTCGAGGCCGCGCACGTTGAGGATGCGCAGACGGTCATAGCGGTTCTTCCGGGTGTCCCAGCCGTTGAGCATGTGGATGCGTCGCTGCACCAGGGCCGTGTCACTCTCTTCCATCTCTGTGTCGATGTAGAGGGCCCGGGGCTCGATTTTTGTCACGCCGTCCTTGCCGTAGAGCTGCTTCGTGCGCTTAATGCCGCAAACGCCGTCTTCGTTGTCGGTGATGCTGGCGGCGCAGAGGATTGTCGTGAGCCACGTCTTGCCGTTGCCCGCTTCCGCGCTGATGGAGCAGAGGTTGCCCAGAGGGGCGATGCCTTGCCCGTGCAGCGTGAGCGTGTATCGGGGAGCGGGGTAGTCATGTTCCGCGTCGATGAGCAGCTGCGACAGGCCGAGCTCTTCCGTCAGCTCCTTCTTCGCCTGAAGTTCCTCTCCCGTCGGTATGTGAATTCCGTATTGGTCGGATGGTTTCACTTGTGCGTGTGTTGTGGGTGACGGGATTAGTGGTTACGGAGCCAGTCGCGGGTGTAGCGAGAGGCGCGCTGGATGTCGCAGTGATTGATGCAGTCCCAGAGGTTGTAGAGACGGCGTGCGCTGTTCTTGCTGGCCGCACGACTGCGGATCACACAGCGTTCGCCTACCAGCTTCTCGAAGTAGGTGGGAGATCCGCCCGTCCAGAACACGGCCTGTGCCCTGGGGATCCACTTATTGAAGCAGAGCACTTGGAGTGCCCGGCTGTTCACGGGCACTTCGTCGGGCCAGTTCTCGCGGCGCTTGGGTGTGGTGGGGTGTTTGATAGCGATGTCTTCAGCCATAGTCTTATTCGGGTTGATTGGTGTTGATTACGGTGCCATTCTCTGTGATGGCATTTATGAAGCCCAGCGTGAGGGCGTCCACTTCCTTCTCCAGGGCCTTCGCCTTCTGCAGGTGCTCGTAGGCACGGGTTCGGAAATACTCTTTCTGCTCGTAACGCATGAAGGCAACCTTCTTAACGTAAGCGTCGATGGGATGTGTGGTAGCTGCCATAGTTGTGTGTATTGGTGTGTGTTTATAAGTGTCCTAACGGGCCTTTGGGGCCTTTCAGTTCCTCTGAGGTGTCGTACATATCTTCGCCGACAAGGAAAACTCTGTCTTCGAATCCTATATCCACGATGCGCGGCGTCAGGCCGTCAGGTGTGCGATGTTTATATTCTTTCAGTTCTTGTATGAATTCGGCGCCCGAAACGACAATCGGCTTGGCGGTTAAGATATTCGTGCGCGCTATCTCGGCGATTTGGTCTTGTTGTGCTTGGCTTAAGACACCCTCTCCTTTGCCGTTGACGGCGGCGTCAAAAGGCCCTGCATAGCCGCCAACGGGGAAGCGGCGATGGCTATAAACAAGGTTTTCGAGAAATGAGACGCGAGGTGCGGCAAGGGCGCAGGCACGGCAGAAAGAGATAAGTTTCTTGCGCACAGCCCACCTGTCAGCCAGAGACCGCACGCGGAGCGGAACGTTTGCCCGGCGATGCTTCAAATGAAAGGAAGTCTTCATGTAGTGCGTGCGTTTAGAGGTTAGCGGCAAATTCTTTCATGACGCGGATAAACTCTTCTTTCTCTACTTCTTCCTGAGAAAGGAGGTCGTTATGAGCGTCTTCGTCGAACACGTCCAGGATGGCGTCTAAACATAGACGCTGAAGCTTCCCGGGTTCTACGGCGTCCAGTTCTACCTGTCCGAGACCGTCCCACGAGGCGGAGCGAGAGTCAGAGGCCTTCACGGGTGCAGGAGGCAAGTGCCACGCCGTCACCTGGTCTTTCATGAGTGCGATGCGTCGCACCTCTACGTCATCCACGCCGAGTTTCTGAAGGTTCTCTTCTATGGCACGGGGAATATCTTCTCCGCTTGGATCATAGTCGCCAAAGTACAGGATGACGGGCTGCTTCCCGTCGCGTAGCGCAGCCTTAAGCCTGATTGAGGCCTCGTAAAGAAACGTCAGCGATGGATATCCCTTGCAGGCGCCCAGGGCTACGTCCCAATTACGGCAGACGGAAGAGAAAACACCCTGGAGGGCTTTCTTCTCAATAAAGACTTCAGGATAGATATCCTGATTCTCCCAGCGGTTCTTGTTGTAGGTCTTCATCCACAGCTTCACTTGCACCTGTGCTCTTTCGAGCTCATCTTCAAGGACGGTTTCTTCGTACTTTGTGATGCCGATCATGGAGCGATCGAGGTCGGAGAATGTGTTGAAGCTGACAAGTCCGGCCCAGCGTGCCTCTATCATAGCGTTCACAACACGCTTATAGTGGTTGATGGAGTTTGTCATACCGATGGAAACGAGCTGGTAATGCAGGGCGCGGAGTGTCAAAACACCCGGCTCGTAACGGCTGATAATCTGAAGGGCGTTGTCGGTTATCCACTGTTTGGTAAATAGATCTTTCATAGTGCCTGCGTTATTTAGAGGGTTGGCCGTTATTGGTACGGGGAAGACGAAGAAACATCTCTCTAATTTCACAGCGCACCTTTGCGTACATATCCCACAGCTCATCGTATCCCGGACGGTCTTCCCTGCTAAGATCTGCGCTGCTGGCAGCGAGGCGGTCGTCGAGGTAGCGAGTTAGTCGCTCTTGGAGGTCGTTGCGTTTTGCCTTCAGACTTTCCAGGATTTCGTCTTCGGTGTCGGGGCGCGGATCGGCGTTCTGCTCCTTAACAAACTTCTCCCTGGGGTTGAGCTGTATCATGGCGTGCTTCAGCTCGTGGAAGACGGCGCAGATCTGACGGCGTTCATCTTCTACGGTTGCGCGTTCCTGCTTCAGCATGTCGAGCTGGATATTGAGCGCAGACTTCTGCGCAACGATATTGGAGCGCCGCTTCGTGATGTCGCGGAGGCGTGTGTCATAAGGCTCCACAAGGCCGAACTGTGTGGCGTTAATCTCTGCCATCCAGGCCTCAAACTCTACTTGGTTCTCTACGGTGTGAGCTGCAAAGTGCTCACGGATTTCTTTTTCGTTCATAGTGCGTGTGTATTTTAGGGGTTAGTCATTAAAGCGAACGTCATCCGGCGTGATGGGGACGATGAGCCGGAATCCACGGCGGGGTGAAGAAATGAACTCGGAAACGGATGCAGCCAGAGCTACAATGAGGCAGAAGAAAGCGATAAGGAAGCGCTCCCCCTGTTTGTCGTTTGAATTTTCCATACTTTTTGTCATTTTAATGTTTGTTTAGGGTTGTTTTGATAGGTTTTTATTCGTTTTTGGTCATTTAGGGCGAGAAAAACCGCCCGAAAGATTTTTTGTTTTCGCTTGTTTTGCCGATATTTGCCCTTCCAACAATTATTAAATAATGTATATTAGCGCTCTTTTTGAGCATCAGGCAGGCAAGAAACAAGAAATAACTACCGAAAGACGCCTCTTTTCGTGAAATCTGCGACAAAGGTAAGAAGAAATAATGTAATATAATGTATTTCGAAGAAGAAATTTTAAGCAAATATGTTGCATAACATAAAAAGTAAGGTAAAAGTAATGTAAAATGAATAAACAGGAGAGGTTTCAGGGCGCTTTTACTTGGCTTATGAATAGGGGCGCGATAAAGAACCAGACGGAAGCCGCCCGGAAGATTGGTACCACACAGCAAAACGTGTCTTCTGCTCTGCGTGGTAATCCGAAAGTTCTTACGGATAGGTTTCTTCGGCGCTTTAATGCCGCCTTCGGTGGTGTGTTTGATATTGAGTGGCTGATATCCGGAGAAGGCGAAATGCTGGCCCGCCCGGAGCAAACTGCCGGTCAGCCCGAAGCAAACTGCGAGTCCGCCCGAAGCGGACTGGATGCCGGCCTGCCTCTGGTGCCCTTCGATGCGTTGGCCGGTCTGCCTGGTGGTGATCTTCCCGGCATCCGTCTGGAAGACTGTGATCGCTATGTGGTGCCTGAGTTCTCGCGCATGGGTGCAGACTGCCTCGTGCGTGTGGCGGGTGCAAGCATGCAGCCGCGTTATCTAAGCGGAGACCTGTTGGCCGTCCGGCGTCTGAGCTCTGCCACTTTCCTGCAGTGGGGCAAGGTCTATGTGCTCGACACAGAGCAGGGCCTTCTGGTGAAGAAGCTGATGCCCTGCGACGGCGACGAAGGCTGCGTGCTCTGCGTGAGTGAGAACGAGAAAGAGTTCCCGCCCTTCCGGCTCCCCAAGGCAGAGATACGAAGCCTCTCCATCGTCGTCGGCCATGTCAGCGTAGAGTGATTACGAAATGAACAGTCTGAGGACAGTCTGGCAACAGTCTGAGAAGCCCGTGTCAGTTTCGTGCGATACGGGTACAAACGGGGATTTTTGGGTACAAATGGGAACAAAAAGGGTGCAAACGGGGATTTTCGGGTACAAACGGGTACAAATGGGGACAAAAGAAAGGCCGCAGAGACGTGGAAACTTGCCAAAATACTTTCCACTGCTCTGCAGCCTATATCTATTCGGCGCATTTTCAGCACCTTTTATTTTCCAAAAGCCGCGCGGATGAGACGAAGTTATTTAGAGGTTGTAATTTTATAAAGTATTGATAATATGAATAAAGAGTGTTTGTGTAGGGAGAAAAACGGCGTCTTCAGGTGCCTTATAACTTTCCAAAATGGCCTGTTTGGGGCTCTAACTTTCCAAAAACTTTCCAACAATGGCTAAGTTGTCTTTCATAGTCCGCCTGCGTCGGGAACCGGCGCTCGGACAGCAATACATCGTACACATGCAGCTCAGTCACAAAAGCAAGACGCGATATATAGACACCGGTATGCGTGTAGGCGTGTCGCGTGCGGCTGCAGGGCGCCTGCGCGTGAACTTCAGCAATGAGACGGGGATGGTGACGCCATCGGAATATGGCTACATCGATAAGAACCGGCGTCTGGCCGAGATGCTGGATAGATCGTACCTGGCAATATCCGGAGGGAACAGGATGATGGACGATATAGACCAGCTTGCAGCCGTCATCAAAGGTGAAGGCCTCGAAGGATCCGCACGAGTGAAGACCGTGCTCTCGGAGTGTCGCCGATACGCTGAGGGCCTGGAACGTCAGCACAAGGACGCGGAATTGTATGTGGGCCCTCGTGGTGGAGTGCGCCGGATGGGCGCCGAATACGTCACGAACTTCCTGGGCATGATGGACGATTGGGAGCGCATGATGGGCGACATGAGGATAGAGGCCGTGACACCTGCCGTGATTGGCCGTTGGGTGGAGAAACTTTCTGAAAAAGAATACAACGGGAAGCGCCTGTCGCCGGTGACGGTGGGAAAGAAGGTCGGGCAGCTGCGAAGTGTCTTCCGGGAGCTTCAGAGAAACGGCCACGTCTTCCCTGTGGATCCGTTCGCCGGATATAAGCAGCCAAGACATAACCGCGTAGAAAAGGCGATAGACCTTCAAATGGTGCGTCAGTGGGCCGAACATACTCCGTGCCGTAAGAGTGGCCAGGAGGCCATAGATATGTGGTGGATGAGCTTCTATTCCGGTGGGATGGATTTTGCCGATCTGATAAAGATAGACTGGCGTGGAGATCTGGTGAAGTACGTCCGCCAAAAGGTCGAAGGTAGAGGTGATGAAGTAGTGGTGCCGGTGGGTGATGAGATGCGGGCTCTGCTCAGTAAGTATATTTCGCCCGATACGGGCCGTCTGCCGTGGACTTACATGCACTGCCGTAGTATGAGCCAGGTAATCATCCGTGAGGGCCGAAAATGCGGGCTCCCGGCGTGGTTCTCATACAAGAGTGCCCGTAAGACGTTTGCACAGCTGGCCATGTCGCTGCGCTTCACGGATGCGGAGATAGACTATCTTCTCGGGCACTCGGAGAGGCGACGCGGAGTGATCTACCATTACAACAGCGTCTCCATAGACGACGCCAGGACGCTGCTCAATGCTGTGGCCATGATGGTGAAGGATGAGCAAGAGGCCCGGCGGTGGGTAGCACAAAAGCGAGGCTGGATCTGATGCAAAGAAAAAGCCCCTGTCGCGTCTCACGACGAAACAGGGGGATCATTAACCTAAACAAGTTACCAATGACAAAAAGTGCGTTGCGTCATTTATTTCTTTATCCCAACATATAATATTTGATTGTTGGGCCGGTAAACGAAAGGGAGTGAGACGTGCACCCAGGCGGGGTTCTTCTGCGTGCCCTTCTCCCAGATGAGCTGTCCCACCTGAAGCTTGCCTTCCTGGATGAGACGGGCCGCGAGACGGAACAGCTTCGCGTTGTCAGCGCCCACGTTGATGTCGGCCGCTTCGCCGGTGATATGCTGAGACGTAGAAACGCCTCCTATGGCCTTATTGAGGGCCTTACAACGGAAGCCGGACGTGATGCGCATAGGGGCGCCGTAGGCTTCACGCAGAGGTTCCAGAACGTCCCGGCAGAGGCGCACAAGATTGGCGCGCTCATTCTCGCTGGGGGTATTGTCGATGCCCTTCTGTTGGGCAGTGGAAGAACGTGTGAGCTCTTCGAGGGTGAAGTGTGGTGATAAAGCGGTCATGACTCTTTGCTTTTAGATTTGGTTGCAGTCTTCTGGATGGCCTCAATGAGGGCTACGGCGTCTTTTTCCCGCGTGCATTCGATGATCTCCTTCGCCAACGTAGGTAAGAGGGCGGCGTGGGAATGTTTCCGGCGCTTGTTCTCGATGACGCTCCAGCCTTCAATGAGCATGGATCCTATCATGATGAGCAATGTGGCAAACGGGAGAAAGTAGAACTCAAACAGGCTCCCGATGATGTCAATGAACAGGAACGGGAACATGACGCCGGTGTAGTCCTTGATCTTCTTCACCGTTTCCCGGAGGCCGTGAGAGTGAAGCTTCTCTCCGATGGCTCGGGCTGCGTCGATGCCGGACACAAGATCAGTGAGACAGCTGACAACCATGCCGAGATAGGCTACGAGGATGATGGTGGCATAGACCAGGACGCGAAATTGGATGCCGTCCCAATCCTGCTTCATAATGAGGTCGAGCATGGCTTACAGGGATTCGCAGAATTCGTTATAGGCCTTAAACTCGGCGAACTCCGGAGCGTCGTACAGGGCAGAGGCGCGTAATACCTTGGCCAGTGTTTTGCGCAAGATCTTCTCTTCGTCGCCGAACGGATGCTCCTGGGTGATGACAGAGTTCTTTACTTTGGCGGTAGAGCGCGCGTCGAGCACTTCGTACACGTCGTACACATAGACCGTCTTCTCGCCGGTCTCCGGATCTTCGCGCTCTTCTGTGCGCTCGTTGGTGTAAACGCGGCCTTCGTTGTTGTCGAGGCGGTGAAGGCCAAGCTGGATGGGTGTGGATGATTCTTCCTGATACATGGTTTGGGATTTTATTGGGTTGTTATTCTTTGTCCTCTACTAATCCGTACTTTTCGCGGCTAAAGGCTTCCTCTTCTTCGTCCGTGTACACTGTGCCCTCGTAGAAGTAGCCGCTCCAGTCCTTCTGAATGACCATATCCTTCAGCGGGAGGTCTGCTGCAGATTTCGTGTTGAGGTAGTCCACGATCTTCTCCGAGCCCGTGCTATACACGAACAGCTTCAGCGTCTTGCTCACGGCTTGGATGTGGTAGTAGAAGGAGCCGTTGCCTTTGGTCTTCGAGGCAACCTTCTTGAAATCTACGATGGTGTGATTTCGGCCCATGAGGACGTCTATCTTCACGGGCTGTCCGGCAAATGGCCGGTGGATTTTCTTTTCGTTTGACATGTGCGTGTTGTTTTGGTGTATGATGAGTTTCTGTAGGTGTTTCGTGTCGGCGATGTCGAGCATGCCCTTGTAGCTGCCCATGCTGCGTTTGCTGTGGCGGCGGGTAACCACATTGCGCTTCATGCGCTTGGTGATTCTCACCACTCCGCGAGCGTAGCGGTAGCCGCAAAAAGTGATAAAAACAGCTGGTTTTTTGATGTCGTTTTGTACGCACCTGTCTTCGAAGGGCAGAATAGAAGCCCAGCGCGTCTTCTTTTTGTCGTGGAGCTCCTTGTGGCGATAAGGGCCCACATGGTAGGTGCCGTTGGCGAGCTCCGCCTCTTTCCTCTCACAGAACTCCGGCAAATGATCCCAGACGGCCACCACCTCTCTGCGTGAGCGCTGAGTGGCGGTCTTTCGGCTGTAGCTCTTGCATGTAGCAGGCCATAGGCCGTGTTGGATGTTGTGCCAGGTGGACTTTGCCATGGTTTTGTGTTTGTTTGTTCTTGTGACCTGTGTGCGCCGATTGCAGCGTTTGACTATACTGCAGCCTACCCTTACTTCACTTGTTACTGTGCGGTCGGCTAAGGCTCTCAACCTCTTTTCAGATGTGTTCGACTCTTTCTTCAGTCAGGCTCTGCACTCGCCTCTTCTGCCCAGGTCAGAGCATGGAGGACTTATAAGGTGATGGCGATATATGTGCCGAAACCGATGTTCGTGTTCGCGTTCGAGGGCGCGTTGTTGGCGTTAACGTACAACGGAGACAGGTTGCTGTTGTTGGCGTTGTTGCCACGGCGAAAGCCGCGAACGGACAAGGTTCTGGAAGTGCAGCCGCCTTATTGATATCAAAGATCTCAACCTCACCACGTCCGGCTACTCCGATTCGCTTGCACCGTAGGAACGTGACATGGATTTCTTTTGCGAGACGGTGCCTCTCTACTTATCGGACGTTTTGGCGTTTTGTGGTTCCCCAGGAAAGAAAAAGCCCGGCCCCCAAGATGGGAGCCGGGAGTCTGCGTCGTCGCTTCGCTCCTCTGTTTTCGTTAATCGGAGACGATTTCCACACAGGTGCCGAAACCGAAGCTCGAGGCCGCGAACGAGGGCGCGATGCTGGCGATAACGAACAACGGAGACAGGTAGCCGTTGCTGGCGGCGGTGCCACGACGAAAGCCGCGAACGGTTTTTTTGCCTGCCGGTGCATTACTGCCGGTCAATTCGTTATACTTGCCTATGTGGGTGTGCAGGTTGCCGCCGGAAGCATTGGCAGGGGTGTCAGGCATCATGAGGGCTTCGTTGTGGTAGTTCTTTCCGTATGCACTAACCTTGGGGAAGACTCCGAGCTTCAGATACTGCGTTTCGAAGGGCCAGTTCTCGTCCACGTTCTTGTCTTCGGTGGGAGAGATGAGCAGGGAAGCCTGGTCGCGCTCTATGTAGGCAGTATATGCGCCGGTCTCATCCTGCGTGAAGATCAGGCCGGACGTCCACCATGACGGCGACACCTGGGTAGTGATGCCGTGGAAGAGGCAGGTTGAAACCAAGATCTCGACGCGGTTGCCGGCAATGCTGGTGGTGCCGTCGGTGGGATCCACAGCGTTAGCGCCTGCCTGAGTGGCCATGAGCTTCCAGACGGCGCATGTCATCTCGCCGTGAGAGGGCCCGGCGAATCCGGTTACGCTGCGGTACTTGTACTTGTTACCTTCGAACGTGAACCACTCCAGCTCGTGCACGTCGTTCTTAATGGCGTAGGCCACGGCGCGATGGGCTTCCATGATGTGCCAGGGGTTGCGCCATGAGTTGATGCAGTTGGCTGCATAGCGCGTGCCGGACGCTTCTCCGAACAGGAAGCGCACGTTGCTGCTCATGGCGTAGTATTTCCATGCGCCGTTTTTATCCATAGCGCGAAGGCCGTTCTTGGCGCCGGATCCACTCTGTTCCCAATCAGAGGCTGCTGTGGCTGCGTCGTTGGAATTGAAGCCGCTGCCCATCTTGTTTGCGTTGTGGGCGTCAAACGTACCACCTTCTGCGAGAAGCAGGGCCTGAAGGCGGTTGCACACTTCGGCGGTGTGATTCATCCAGGGCACGGTCTTTGTGGTGTCGGCGTTATTGTTCATAGCGCGCTGCTCTCCGGTGTAGAGCGCGAGGTCGGTGGTGTGCAGGCCTCCGGCGCCTCCGAGCAGAGTGGCAGAGGCGTCAAACGTCTCCACGATATCACCGGTCTCCGGATCTGTCGTATAGACGTACTTGCCCGTCACGCCTGCAGGTGCAGAATAGCTGCCGTTCCAGTCCGGATTGAAGACGGAGTGCATGCGGGTGACGTTATCGGAGTCGGTGTGGCTTACAACGTAGTCGGGCGAAGATCCGAACTTCTTTACCTCTACGGCCTCAATGCCCTGCCAGGTGAAGGGCGTGCGGGAAACAAGGAACACGTCGTATTCCGTGCCTTCGATGGTGTGCTTGCCTGTGATCTGCCAGTAGGGCTCAATGTTGCTGATCTGTACGTCGCCTTCCGAGCCATCGATCTTACGGGGATTGCCGTAGATATCGTGCTCGAAGTCCAGTTTCTGCAGGACGTGGAGCACCTTGCCTACGGTGGCGGCGCCGGTAAGCATGGTGCCAACGAGACAGGGGTAGAAGAGAGAGAAGACAGACTCTCTGCCAAAGCCGCCCTGCTCGTGGTATTTGTAGCTCTTGTAGGACAGGGCAGGAGAAGAAGAACCGGCCACGCGAACGTAGCCTTCAGCGATGGTCTCAATATCGGCCACAACAGCTTCGAGCGCTGCCACTTTGTCCTGCAGGTTGGTGATGTCGCCCACCTTGGCGTCCACCTTGGCGTCACGGCGAGACTCGTTGGCGTTGAACGTGGACTCGCGGCCCTGTTCGGCAAGAGTGTAGGCTTCGGCCTGCGCTGCCATTTGGACCGAGAAGTTCTGGGCGCGCTGCGACTGTGCTTCAGAGAAAGCCTGGTTGCGCTGTGTCTCGCCCTGCTGGCGCTGCAGCTCGTTGTTCTGGCGTTCCGTCTCGTTGGTGACGCGGACGGTCTCTGCGACACTGCGGTTGTTCTCGTTCACCTGGCGCTCTGCCTCTGCGGTCTGACGGGCCTGCTCAGACTGAGCACGGGTGCCTTCTGCAGCTGATCTCTGCGTCTCTGCGTTCTCGCGGACGGTCTCGTTGGTCTCGCGGGTACCTTCGTGAGCCTGGCGGGTTGTCTCGGAGGCCTCGCGGTCAGCTTCATTCTGGCTGCGCTGCGTCTCTGCGCTGTTGCGGCTGATCTCGCTGGCTTGGCGATGCGTCTCTGCTTCTGCGCGCTCTCTCTCTGCAGCCACACGGGCCAGTTCATCGGCGGCGATAGCATTATTCAGCGCCTGGATCCTGTCACTCTCTGTTTTGATGCTCGACAGGTCGATAATCAGGAACCACCAGCTGCGATCGCTCAGGGGGTGCCCCACGTTGCCGGACTTCAGGCTGCGATAGACGCTCAGGCCTATCTCATCCTGCACTACGTTAGCGTTGCCATAGGTAACGGCGGGATCATAGGCGCCCTTCCAGGCCTCGCCTACAAGGTAGCGGATTTCTTTTACTTCGTTCTCGTTCATGACGTATGCGTTTTAGAGTTTAATGATCAGTTCTGCGGTCTCTTCATTGTAGCTGATGCGCTCCACTTCCTGCTTCAGGCCTCGGATGGTAAGGATGCCGGTCTCTGCGTCGAAGTTCATTGTGGGGAACAGCATGCCGCCGCTTGTGCCGGGCTCTCCCTGCGGGCCCTGTTCGCCCGTTTCTCCTTGTGACCCCTGGGGGCCTGCGGGGCCTTCCGGGCCGGGCTCTCCCTGTGGGCCGGGTAAGCCCTGTGTGCCTACGGCCAGACTACCGCTGCCTAGGAACAGTTCTGCAGCTGCGATGTCCTCCGACGTGCCGGGATCTTCCGTCGCGGTGGAGTCAGTCAGCTCGACGGCTGCGATGTGATCCACGATGGCCTGATTGTCGGTGCCGTAGCCCTCAATGAGCGTAAGGCAGTAAACACCGGTGCGGCCCTGATGTGCGGGAAGGATGTGCGTAAAGAGCACGTTACCCTCCGTGCGCTCGATGTCGAGCTGCTGTTCCTGCTCATCCGGATTGACGATGAGCAGCGTGAGATCGCGTCCGTCCAGATCCGCTTCCTGTCCGTTGGTGAGTATGGGCCAGGCGACAGCAATGGTCTTTTTGATTCGTAATGTTCTCATAAGCTTATAAAAACAAAGATAGGTAAAGATGTTTCTCTCTACCTATCTTAGGTTTTCGTGTTTTATGGTTCCCTGTTACGAGTCCGAGCGCATGAATTCTGTGTCTGTTGTGGATTTGATGGAGACGTACTGTGAGAGACAGGTGGCGCTGATGGCGGAGCCATTTGCAGTCTCGGCGAATTCTACTACACCGTTGCTTTCGGTGCTGGGTACCGTGGTATTGCCGGTGTAGATGCCTACGCTGCCGCCTGCTTTGGTGGCAGCGTCACCAGGGCGAAGACCTCCGGCTGTCTGGCTTGTATTGTAGAGGTTCACGGCGTTATAGACAGGACTTCCGGCATAGGTGCTGCGATATAAGCGCACACGCATCCATGTCAGCACGTCACCTATGGCGGAAAGACGAGAAGATGTGTTCGGGTGCTCGTTGATGACCTTGATATTGGCTTCGCCGCCGTCATGGTACATAAGCAAGAGCGTGGGATCCGGTGCAAGAATAGGCTCGACGCTTTGCGACAGTGGGCCGGAAATGACAGACACTATAGGGGTGACCATGCTCCCGCTGTAGGTGGTCATGTGGTTGGCAATCGAGAATTGTGCTGGGATTTCTGCCACTTCCCTGCTATCCGTTACGGCCGGGAAGGTCGAAGGCCTGAAGCGGATGGTGCCGTGACTGGTCTGGTAGTAGCCGATATCGGCGTAGTTCTTGCCGCTGAGAGTGCAAACGGGGTAATAGTAGTAGTGTGTCGGCGTGACGTCCACAAGCTCGTAGCAGGTGAATCTCAGCTGGTCGCTCATGGCCCAGGAGTTTGAAGCGTGAGCCTCCGGCGTCATCCAGAGCACGTCTTTCGTCATGACTTTTGTGGCGCCGGAACTCTCTGCCGGGATCTCTATCTGCAGAGGAAGCGTGTTGCCGAACTCAACATAGACGGCCGCTGGGAGTGTCGCTGTCTCTCCGAGGACGTTGGTAAGGGCCACGCGGACATTCACTGTGTCGTCTCCGTTGTCGGTGGCGAAGCAGGATATCTGGTAGCTGCTGCTGCCGATGATGCCTCTGAAGGTGAACTTCTGCACGGCGTCCGAATCCATCTCCGCACCGTCGGCTACGGTGGTCATGGCCACTTCGTCTTCCGGCGTTGTGAGGATGGGTACCGTCTGGCCGGTGCGTGTGCCCTGGAGTGTGAGGTAAGCGGGGAAGAGCAGCGTCTTCGTGAAGACGAAATTACTGCCGATGCGCCAACAGTCCACGTTCGTCTGGTTGCTGAAGGTGTAGTCACCTCGCTCTGTGGAGAGGTTGCTTCCGGCGTTGCAGGTGAAGGTCTGAGGCGTGCGGCACATGCCTTCGAAGAGCAGTGTGTTTCCGCTGTAGATCTTCACCGGCCACTTCTGATCCGGACAGCAGACGGTCATTTTGTGCTTCGTGCTGTTGTAGGCGTAGAGCAGCGTGTGGCTGTCGAGGTCTTCTTCCAGGGCCAGCGTGAAGGCGTAAGGTGTGGCCTCCATCTGTTCCCGATCCTGGAACTGGAAGCGGATCTGACTCGCGCTCTGGATGCGCTCCTGGTAGGTGAGCGTGACGGCCGTAGAGCCCGCCGTGAGCGTGCCGGTGGCCTGCACGGCTCCGGAAGAGTCGCGGAGAGAAAACGTGAGGTCACAGGCAAGAGGCTGCGAGATTTCCACGTCGCCTCCGTAAGCGCCTGCCATGACAGTCTGCTTTAGCGTGAGTGTGCGGGCCGTCGAGTCGGTGATATCCACACAGTCGAGGCCCTGCGGGCCGACAAGTGTCACGCTTTGGATCTGCGCAGGATCCTGAAGGAGTCTTACTTCGGCTCCGGAGTCCTGAAGATATTGCGTCGGGAGTGTCTGTGCTGTGCCCCCTGTGTAGAGGATTGCAATGTCGCAGAGGTTCCAGTCGCTCCACCAGAACGGCCGGACGTACCACAGTGTCTCTCCGGACGTCTTCACCTCAGAGCGGTACTGAAGCACCAGGTGGAGCAGAGAAGCGTCTTCGAAGGTGATGCCGTCCAGAGCTTCGCCGTCTCCGGTCTCTGCAGTGAGCAGCGTGGCGTCGAACGCTCCGGTGAAAGGGAATTCTGCCGTAGCGCTGCCCACCGTCCACTCTCCGAGCTCCGTGCCGTCATATTTGATGGTGACGTTTGATATCGGGGCTTCGGCGGCGAAGAGAGTAAGCGTGCCGCTTTGGTAGGCGCAGACAAAGTGGCCGTGCTGATTGCTGATGTCCGTGTATTCGAGTTCGCCGGATCCTTTCAGCTTCACGGTCATCTTCACATAGCTTCCCACCTGGGAGTTGATGGTGACCTGAGATATCAGGGCTTGTCCGTCCACGAGCAGCCAGCCGTCTTCTTCGATGTAGCGAATATGCACGGGGACGCCGTTGTGCTGCAGAAGAAGAAGCAGCTGGTCGGCGGTGTAGAGGTGGCCTTCGTACTGGAAAACCTTCTCCGCACTGCCCCAGAATCCGTCGTGTGAGAGCTCCCAGCTTGTGAGGCCTGCAGTATAGGTCTTGGCCCGTCCGGTCTTGGGCGAGCTCTTTTCTATAGCTTCGAGCTTTGTTTCTAAGGTGTCCTTCTGCGAGAACGCGATGACATGATATGCTCCGGCGTCGTCCACGATGCCCAGCTTGAAGTATTGTCCGAGTTTCTTCATGTTATAGTGTGCGAATGAGTTTTAACGATGCTCTGTTGTTACGGCAATCCATCCCGACGGCCAGGGGGAAGTATTCCGCGCCGTCGAATCTGAAGGACGCGGGATAGGCTAAGCCTGCCAGGTTGAAGTTCTTCATGCTGACGGCGCCCAGGTCGAGCAACTGACGCGGGGTGTCAATATAGGCCTTCCGGCTGTCGCAAAATCCGCGGCGGGGTGCAAGATAGGTCTCTGCGGTATTCGGATCTCCGGCGAGCGTCTTGAAGTCCAGTTGCAGCTCTTCTGTACCTCCGGCCAGTTTTGTCTCCACGGTGGAAGATATTTCGTCGTTCCACTCCAGGAGCCTGTGTGTCGCGTCGCTCACCACCTCCGAATAGGTGATGTCCAGCTCCGAGAGTATGGTGTGGGTGGCAATAAGCGGATAGTGCCCGCCGTTAAAGAGAATATCCTTCTCCATGCTTTGGTCAATCCACTGGCCGCCATAGACGCGGATAGAAATATAACCGCGACCATTTAGCAGGCCGAACTTCATACCGCCTTCGAATTTCTTCACTGGAATAAGGCTCGAGTCCCGGCATTCTCCTTCGATATAGACTCCCGGAGTGTAAGTGGGTTGGAAAAAGCCGTTACAGCTGCTCCAGTGCAAGTTCCCTGGAGTGAATCTCAGTACATGAGTCGGTGTGCCGGTGTGTGTCGGGCTGTAGTATATCTGCAAGTAGGGACGCACACACAGACTGCTGCCAGGAGAGTATTCGTCGCTCGTGTTCAGATCTGCGTAGGTAGATTTTGCTTTCACCATTAGACAGAACTGCGAAGAGGAAAGCAGTTCACGCATCAGGCGCAGAGTATCTACAGAAACCTCCCACTTGAAGTCTCCGTAGATATCGTAGTCGGATCCCGGCTGGTAGTAGTAACTTGGAGGGTAAAGGTAACGACGCCCTCCGAGCACCAGGCCTTTTTTTACAGCCCATGTGCCGCTCTCGAACTCGAGCACCTGAGACCAGCGCGTGCAGTCCACGACGCTACGATGCTCCAGACGCTGTGCACCGGTAGGAAAGCAGGGAAAAGTGTTCACCGCACTACCTCTGGGGTGGCGTATCTCATAATCCATCACCCAGGCGTGACGGTCGAAAGTAAACGGCCACTTCAAGTTCTCAGGTGGGACATCCATGTAGCGGAGTCCTGCCATGTCACGGGGGCCGTTGGAGTAGGGGCCGGTGATATCGTCCGACTCCATCTTCACAATATCGTCCCCGCTGTAGTCCACGGCGCCGTCTTCCGGCTTGTACTTCAGCGTGACCTTCGAAGGCGAGGGAAGAATGCTCTCCGTGTTTTTCGTTCCGGCCACTTCGTCATCAATATCCATGATGACCTGAGCCTGCGGCGCGCCGTCCATGTGGCCACTACCGTCCGGATTGGGGGTGTAGAGGTTGGCTGTGCTGGCGTTCGAGGTGCCCACATACCAGCGGTTCCCGATCTGGCGCAGGCGTCCATAAGGAGAGAGAAGAACTTCGACGATATCCTGATAGGCCGTCTGCTTTTCTCCGGACGGATCTATGAAGTAGCTGGGATAGAATTCGCCGGAGCCCCAATAATGGTTTGTCTGCTTCCCGTCGCGGCCGGTATAAAGCTTCGTGTCGCTCACAAGGAATTCGCCGATGGGGAGCTCTCCGCCTACACGCTGGTAAGCCGTGTGCAGGAGCTGTATAATGTTCCGGGATGTGTCGGCCGTGTCGATATAGACGTACTGAAGGGCAGACACCATATCGCACACCGTCAGCTCTATTTCGAAGGTCGGAGCCACCCAATCCTGGTCGAAGGTCTCCGGGAGCAGAAAGCCCTGCCAGGCGATGACGCCTTCACGGGTAACCACCACTCGCCGGTCTCCGAACTTTTTGGGCAAGAGGCGCCCCACCTGAAGCTCTCTGGCGTCTTCGTCGTTTTCAATGAGCAGGCGCAGGGTGCCGGTGGTGGGCAACAGACACTCATCCTGTGCGCCGTCGGACTTGCCCTTCCACTCCAGGGGAGAAGCAGAGGGTTGCAGTTCCACAAGGCCCGTCGGGGGCTCGTTGCTCTGGATCATGATTACCCAGAGGCCTTCGTCAATATCCTTGAATTGTATCTTGTAAGCGTCGTACCACATAACAGAAAAGTGCACGTTTCTACTTAACGTACACTTTAGCTGTTTATGGTTTCCTTTTACGGTTGAAAAAGGCATTGGCCTCTGACGTCTGCCGTTGGATGGCCGCTTCTATCTCTTTCGGTGGCCGGTGGGCCGGGCTCTGTTCGTCATCCTTGAAGAGAGGATCGTCCGTGAGCCATTTCGGTGTGGCGTCTCCTTTGGCTTTGAACATGGCTGCGATGCAGTTGGCCAGATAGGCGGCGGCGAAAGTGGGCGCCCGTTTGCGCCGGTCGAGGCCTTGGATGTAGAGGGATGCTTCCGCGAAGGTCAGCTCCCGGCGAAAATACGCCGGATCCATGCCGCCTTGGCCGACAGCCAGGATATAAATCTTCCGGGCATTGAGGCTTTTTTTTTACCTTCTTCTTCCCGGGCCTTCTCTTGCTCCGTCGGAGCGTACACGGCTTCCAGCTCGTTCCAGCGCTTCCAGAACCACAGCTGCAGTTCATTGACCTGGTTGTGTGTCAGCTTCAGCATGAAGTTGTAGAGGTCGATGCTTTGCTCTATGCCGCGGTTGGAAGTCATAAAGACGGCGTAGAGCAGCGCATACTGGTAGCGCTTGGTGGGGATCTTGCCCGTCTTCTGGATCTTCTCTCCGTTCGGACCTTCCTCTTCGGTGACGACATCGGCCATGGTCGGCTCTCCGTTCATGAGGGAGTCGGCGATCATGGCGATGCCGACAGTTCCGTTCATCTCCATGGGGTACTCTTTGTTGTCGATGGTGATTGTCATAGCGTGTGCGTGTTTGTGGTTAAAGAAAAAGAAGCGGGTGCCCCCGGGCGTTCGTCTCCGAGGGCACTTCGCGTGATGTTACTCTCCGGCGTTTGGAGAGACTACGGTGGGCATTCCAACTGAAGAGAACTCGGCGGACATCTTGGAGTCTTCCTGATTCTCGCCGCTGGCAGGCGTGAGAGACGTGCAGCGGAAGTCGCCTTCGATCAGAACGGTGTCGGGCGTGCCCCAGCTGTGCTTTGTGGCACTGCCTTCCTCTACGGTGTGGCCGATGCTGTCCGGATAGTAGCCGAGGGCCAGGTGACAGATTTCTCCGGTTCTTACGGCGAACATCATGAAGTCCACGCCGGTATCGGCCAGTGCTGCGCTGTCTTCTGCGGGAACGAAGCTCTCGGAAGAGATGCTGACAGAGCGAGACTTCACAGCCTTGTGCACGGCCTTGTCGTTCATGTCCTTGTCGCGGACATCTTCCGTCTCCACGGACACGGAGAGGGTGTGGCTGGTGGAGCACAGGATGGTCTCCCAGGCGTTGTTTCTCTTCACGGCGACCATGAGGGCCTTGCCGCTGATCTTCTCCTGAATCTCGGCTGCAGGCTGGATGGTGACAAAGCTGCCCTGCTCCAGGGGAGAGGCGCCGTCAAGGGAGATTTTCACGGTGGCCTTCTCGTCCACGGCGCCGGTAATCTCAAAGCTGGTGATGATGGCCGTGCCCTTGTAGCAGCACTGGTTGGCGTACCGGCCGGGCGTCTGGAACTGAACGGGAACCGTTGCGTCGCCGTTCACCACCTTGTCGAGCAGCTGGGCCAGCAGGGCTACGTTCACAACATAGCTCTCGTTGCCGGCCGTCCAGTCGTAGTAAGTGAACGAGGGGGCGGCCCACTCGCCGTTTCCGGGATCGTCTTTTGCCTGAGTGTCCTCAGACTGGCCCTGTACTTGGAATTCACAGGACGTGCTGGCGGCTACAGGCGTGAGCACGCCGTTGCCAAGGAGGTCGAGAAGCAGATTGACGTTCTGACCTTTCAAATGGTTTACATGTGCCATAGTCTTTTTGGGTTTTATGGGTTAAGAAATATCGAAGGTGTAGGTGAGCGACACGCAATGACAGTGGTCGCCGTCGATGTACTGGTCTTCGCCCACCTGAAGCTTGTAGTCGCGGATGGGTGATGCTCCGGAGGCGATGTAGGCCGTCACGGCCAGGTGCACCAGGTCGCAGAGCTCTGGGATCTCGCCGTAGGTGCGGGCGTTCACGTCGATGGTGACGCCGACGCCTACAGGGGAGTGAGAGCCGTCTTTCTCCTTCTCCACGTTGAAGGCGTTGCGGCCGTAGGTAATGTACGGATATTCCGGATCTCCGTCCGAGTCGTAGAGGATGGGCCAGATGCGCGTCCCGACGGCGGCACTTAGTTCCTCAGAGGCCGTGAGGGCCGCTTTGATGTCCTTGCCCACGCGAAGGGCGTTGGTGATGATGGTTCTTTGTGTGCTCATAGATTATCCTATTGTGAGTGTGGATCCTTTCAGGCCGGAGCTTCGGAGTTCGTTCCGGATGACGCCGATCAGACTTGTGCCGCGTGCCTCCAGGCTTATGTTGAGCCCGTTGGACATAGGAGAGGCGGTGATGGCAGCAGCCACATTGTCCTGCTGCGCTACCGACATGATGAGTTCGCCGCTGTTCACGTTGGCCGTCAGGGCGTCGCCGTGGTACGAGTTGCCGGGCACGATGCCGCCCGAGGCATAGCTTCCGGCTGTAGCGCTTTTTATGCCGGAGATGGTGGCGATCATGGTTGCAAGTCCGGTCACGGCGAAAGCGATCCAGCCCCAAGGTCCCATTTCTGATGCAGCCCTGGTTTGTGCTATACCGAAGGCCGAGGCCGTGTTACCGATGGCCGACATGATGAGTCCGGCCACCTTGGCTCCGGGATCGTCGATTTGCTGCAGGGCGCCGCCTATGCCGGTGAAGGCGTTGGCCACGCCGTTCAGGTGTTTTTTCGTTTCGTCGGACGTCTTCGAGAGGTTGGTCAGCGAGTGTCCGTCCACTTCGTAGGTGATGGGGATGGGCTCGAATTCCAAGCCGGACAGCTGTTCGTCGATGGTGGACTTCAGTTGAAGCGCAGCCTCTGTAGAGACGCCGAGGCGTATGGCCAGCGGCTGCACGTCTATCTGCTCCTGGATCTTGGCGATCATGTTTTGCGCTTCCTCATAGGCGGCGGTGGTCGTAGCCTCGTGGAGGCGCTGCTTCCACATAGCCAGCTGCTCTTCCAGCTGTGCCATGCTCTCCGTCGGTGGTTGCACCAACGGAACTGCTTCGATTTTTCTCGTCTCAATCTTCGGGGCTGAGAACTCCTTTGCCGAACCGCCGCGACCGCCACCTCCCGTGCCTGTGTCTGCACTGGCACGCTGAAGACGGGCGTCGGAGGCAATCTTATCAAAGTAGGTCTGCCGTGCCTGGTTGGCAGAGGCATATTTATCCTGGATTTCCTTCAGGGCTTCGTCGCTCATCTGGGAAAATCTTCTCAGGGCTTCGTAGCGATTCTCATTCTCTTGGCTGTCCCATTTGTAGGAGTTGGTCCAAACATCGTAATGCGTGTGCTGCTTTTTGAGGGCTGCCGCGTCGCGTGCCGCTGCATCCTGCCCGCCTTCGCCCATCTCCGCATACTTGGCTACCCACTGGCCGTTTGTTGCACCTGTGCGGCTCTTCAGTATTCTGTATGCTTCGTTTTTGCGCAAAGAGGCCATCCGCTTGTAGTAGGCCATTTCCTCCTGCTCCAGCTCCTTCAGGGCCTTCTTGGAGGCCTCTACGTCCACGCCGCTTCGGATATTGGCTCTAAGCTCCGAGCGCCGGAGGTTGAATTCCGACTGCTTGCGCATGTCGCTGGCATTGAAGGTGGAGAGTTGATCCATGGCGTCGTAGGCCTCCCTGGCCAGACGGGCCACGTCGCCCAAGTTCCGGATAAAGTTGTCGAGGTTGCCCTGGGAGATGCTTTCCCAGAAGCCGTCGGTGACGCGCGTCAGAGCCTCCATGCTGCGCCCGTAGGCGTCTGTGGCCGTTTGGCTTCCGGCCACTATCTTCTTGAAGCCCTCCAGGGCCAGGGAGACGGCTCCGGCCGCTGATGCCATTTTGAGCAGGGAGACTCCCCCGAGAGCGTCCACGGCGCCGCGCAGAGATCCGAGCGAAGAGGTGGTCTGAGGCATGGCAGAGCTCAGATCCTTCATGCGGGCCTCTACCTGAGTGATGGAGCCCTGCAGGGCCTTGCCGAACTGGCTTTGCTTCTCTGCGGCCGAAAGCTGGTTGAAGCGCGTCTTCATATTGACAAGCGCGCTGTTGAGCTCGCTCATCTGTCCGCGCACGTCCTTGGCCTTCGTCTGGATCTGGCCAAGGCTCCGGGCGAATTCTATATCTTCCTTGCTTGCGGCTGCGAAGCTCTTGCCCTGCTTCTGCACTTCAGCCGTGACTCTGTTCAGCTCGAAGACAGCGTTCTTCAGGCTTTTGTCCCACGCGGCGGTGTCAGCGATAAATCTCTCTACTAATGCCATGGTGCGATGTGTTTCTATATATCGGACGTTTTTGTGGTTTGTGGTTCCCTGAGAACGCAGTAAGGGCCCGGATTGCTCCGAGCCCCCACCACACGCACGCGGTCGAAAGGAGAAAAGGTAAGGCCTTCCGGCCGCTTTGGTTTAGCCGTTGGTCTTGCCGTACACTACGAATGCGTCAGCACCGTCCTTCAGCACGGTCATGCTGAAGTAAGCATTGACGGTGACGATGGTCTCGTCTGTAGCGCTGGCAGTAGCAGAGCTGTTGTCGCGGCTCAGACGGATGTCGCCATGCTGCATGACGGGCATGTACTTGAAGGAGCCCAGGCCGATGTTGTGACCGGCGATGGCGCCCTTCTGAGTGGCACGGTTGATGCTGTTGTTCTCCACGACGGGGATGCCCAGCATGCGGTTGTCTGCGCCGATGAGCATGATGCCGGAGCCCTGGTCGATGGGCGTCACCTTCAGGCGCCAGAACTCTTCCGAGCCCATTACGAATGCAGCCGTGTCGAGAGACAGGTTGCGGCTGGCGAGCTTGGAGATCATCTCAGCGGCGGTCTCCTTGGAGAAGGTGGTGTAAGTGCCGACCTGCTTACCGGGAACGTAGCCGGAAGCGCCATAGGTGCCGCTTTCTGCGTTCTGGGCGAAACCGCCGTAGAAGCTCTCAGTGGCCTTCGTGGTGCTGGCACCGGCCCAGTTGATCTTCTGACGGATGGCGTCACGCACACAGGTGATGATGTAGGCAGCCAGGTCATACTCGGTGTTGTCGAGGGCCTCGTTGCTGATCTTCACGCGGAGCGTCAAACGCTGCAGGATGGGCGTCTGCTTGTCGAGCGAGATGGTGCGCTCGGTGGTGCCTGCGAGCTCGTTGGCGAAAGCGGCCTCTACACCACCGGCGAAAGCCCACTGGATCTTGTTGCCGCGAACGCCCAGAGTCATAGGCACGCCGACCTGAGCCATGAAGTCACCGTCCTTACGGTCGGTAGAGATCAGATCTACCACGGTGATGCCCTGAACGTAGTCACCGGTGCCGGGGTAGGTCACCTGACCGCCGCTGCTCTGGGGGTTGTACGAAATGCTCTCGCGGCTCATGGGCAGGTTGAACTGCTTGCCGAGGGGAGCGGAAGCCAGGAACTCACGGAGCTGCTGGTTAGCGCTCTTTGCGGGGGCCTTAGCGGTGTGCTCGCGCTCGAAGATCACGGTCTTCTCCAGCTCGGCCTCAAGCTTCAGGTTCTCGAACTTCGCGTTGAGCTCACGGAGCTTGGCTTCGTCTTTCTCTTCGCGCATCTGGGCAGCGATGGTCTGCATGTTGCCCATGATTTCTCTCAACTTTTTCATCTTTTTTCTGTTGATTTTAGGGTTAATATATTAACTGAAAAACACTATGCTTGTGCCATTCGGACAGGAGACCGTCCAGGTAGGCTTCACGCTCCCGGGCCTCGCGGTCGCGGCGCTCCTGCAGCTCGCGCTGCTCCTTCAGCTCCTTCTCGCGCTTCTCCTGTTCGGTGGGCTCGGACGCCTTCTTCCCTTCACGCTCCTGCAGCTCGCGCAGAGAGACAGAGGTCGTTTCGTACACGGGATCCATGGCGATGGTCAAGGCGTCCAGGGATGCAAACTTCTCGTGAACGATGGTAGTCTGCTCTCGGCCGTCGGCCAACGTCTCCACCTTCTCCGTGTACTGGTCGGGATAGAACTCGTAGCTACAGCCCGTGTAGGTGCCGTTCTTCACCAGCTCGTAGCAACGGTGGCCCAGGTCGCAGTCAGGCAGCGTCACCACAAAATAGAGGCCGTCGGGCTTCAGGTCGAGCGTGAGCGTGCCCTTGCCCTGCTTGCAGCGGGCCAAAGTGTCGCGGCGCTCGTGCAGAAGGTTGAGCTTCACGTCCTGCTTCAGAAGGAAGTCGGAGGTGATGGCCGTCGGGGAGACGCTTTCAATCTCCTTGTAATACTTTCCGTCCCATAATACGGCGGGCTTGTTGAAAACGATGGCCTTGCCTTCAATCACCATCTCGTTCGACTCTTCGCCCTCGCGCTTCTCGCGGACTGCGAGTGAGCCGGGAGTGAAGAGGATAGTCTTTTTTGTGTTCATAGTCCTTGTTATGAATGAGTGTTCTACTTATCGGATGTTTTTGTGTCTTGTGGTTCCCTGTTAGGGCTCCGTCTTCTCCCAGACTTCGTTGATGAGCGTCATGATGTCTTCACGGATGGAAGCCATTTCGTTTACGATGGCTGTCTGTGCTGCGCGCTCGAAGAAGGGCCGTGCGGTAATCTTGCCACGGTTGCCCGTGTTTGGGCTCTTGTTCCACCGGTCAGCTTTGCGCCGTTCGTTTTTGGTGAAGGGGATGCGTCGGTCTGATGTGCCGGTCTCAATCCAGCGAAGAATGAAGTCACGGTCGCTGCCCTGGTAGCTATCTACGGCGTTGGTTCTGGGAGAACGGCGTCTGCGGTTGCCGCCACGTCCCGTGTGATCTCCGGCCATTTGCACCATGACACTCCCGCCTGACTTGCCTCCGCGTCTCTTGCCGAACAGGTTCACGTTGAAGCCGATCATGCTTTTGTAGATCATAGACCTCACGGCCTGCTTGGCCTTTCGCGTGTCCGTCTTCATGGCTGCGCCCGCCTGCTCGGAGATATGTCGCCGGATGGTGCGAACGTGCTCCGAGATGATCTTCCTCAGCTGCTTTTCGCCCATGAGGCGATAGCTTCTCAGGCGATCCAGGGCGGCCGTGACCTGCTCGGCGCCTTCCATGACTACTGTGGAGGGGATGGTGCCCATTGCGCTTTCTATTCGTTGGTCAGTTTCTCACACTTCATGGAGACGTAATCTTCGTGCTTCACTTCCACGAACTCCACGATCTTGAATCTCTCGCCCTGCCATTCCAGCTGACAGCGGTCGGACAGGAAGCTGTGGCGGGCCGAACGAACCAGGATGAGCTTCTGCAAGAGCACGGCGCCGCTCTGGAAGGCTCTGGCGCCACGCTGGAAGGTGACCATAGCCCACATCTTCCGGGCGCGGTTCTCCGGATAGGTGACACGGCCCTGTCCGCCGTACTCGCTTTCGACCATGACCGGAGGGAAGACCTTGATGCGCTCTGTAAGTAATCCTTTGTCAAGCATTGGGGAGAGATTTTTTGAACTTGTTGATGATGGCCACGGTGGCGGCGGGACACATGCTCAGAGTGGCGTTGGTGGCTGCTTCTGGATGGCGGTACCAGTGGCCGGCAATTTGCATTACGGCGATCTTCAGGGAAGCGGGCACTTTGCCGTACTGCTTCACAAGACGCGGAAAGCTGCAGTTGATGGTCTTCTCTACCAGCTCCACGGCGCCGTCGATATAGCTCTCCAGCATTTCGTCCTGTTCGGTTTCGTCCTGCTCCAGGCGAAGGTGCTCCTTCAGTAGTGAAAGGCTTACGATTTCCATGTGTCTGTTCCTCCTTACTTTTGGGTGTTATTGGCTACGGGTGCCGCCGGTGCAGGGCGCTGGGGAGCGCCTTTCGGCAAATTGAGCTCTTCGCGCACTTCGTCGGCAGACATGATGCCTGCGTCCACATAGATTTTGCGCGTCTCGGCCTTGGCTTTGTCGCCTTCGAGGCACATGGCGTGACGCTCGAAGTGGAAGCGGAACGTGTCGTATTCGGCTTCCGTCAGGATCTTGCTGTCGAACTCATCTTCCAGCTCCATAAGACGGGGCTCCACGGTGACGTTCTGGAAGAGCTTCCAGGCGTCATCCGTGCTCTTATAGACGCTGTTGGTCTGGGCAAACATCAGAGGGCCGGGCACGCCGAAGCAACGGCCGATCTCTTCTATCTCCTGCGCCCGCACAAGCAGAGTGGGAGAGACGACATCCTGGAAGCTCTGGGAGATCTCCGTGAGCTGCGTCGCAAATTCGTCAAAGATGAAGTCGGCGTCCGTGCGATACTGCTCGTTCATGTTCTCCACGCCCTTCTTCACTTCGCTGTCATCATAGCCGTTCATGCCGCTGTAGCCGCCGTTGCCGGTGTCCTGCTTCACGATGAAGCGCTTCTGATTACCTTTGCCGGCCATGGAGAGCACAAGCCCCGAGGCAGTGGCAAAACGTGTCAGGGCTGCACGGGCCACATCTACCAGCGCCGCCGAATGAATAGAGCTCCGCACGCTTACGGGCTGATTGAACAGGATGACGTTCTCAGGATCCGTCTCGAAGCTGCTCCCGGAGAACACGGGCTGCACGATGTAGCGCACTTCCGTCCCCGTTTGATACACGCTCATAAAGGTGCACGGCTCTATCTCTAAGATTTCGCCGCCGTCAAATCCCTTACGCAGATAAAGACCTGCATTGCCAAGGCCGTCGGAGAGCCACGAGAGCAGCTGCCACATCTGAGTGGCGTTCTGCCAGCGGTTAGGCTTCACCTGCATAAGCCAGTTGAGCCTTCTCCACTGTCCGCTGTAGGGCCCTTCTGCCCACTTCGTCCACACTCTCCCGGCCGCGTTGTAACGCTCAAAGGAGAGCTTGCTTACTGCCAGAGCATCCGCACGCAGGCGCATGGCGTGATATGCGGCACCGACTCGTTCCGCTTCTGCCAGGCCGCGCACGGTAACAATCCGAGAGCCGGTATTGACGCTCTTCTCTCCTGAAGGCGCCTCTGTCGGCTTCTCGCGCTTGCTCTGTTTTCCGAAATTGAAAAATCCCATATCGATATAGTTTTTATGTGTTGCTCTCTACCTGTCGGACGTTTTAACGGTTTGTGGTTCCCTGAGCGAAGACGTCCCAGGTGTTTTGCTGAATAATGCCCATCAATAGCCCGATTACAATATCAATCTTGCTGCTGTTGGGCGAAAGCTTCACGGGCTTGCAGTTGCCCATCTCGTCCTCTTTGAGGAGAGCAGAAGCAAAATTGAAGGGGATCATCTCGTTGTCGGCGATTTCCAAAACCTGTTCCGGCCAATACACAAGGTCATACATGGTCTGCGTGCTCGCGTTGAACGATGCCCACGTTTGGCTCACGGGTACGATGGCTTTCCTCAGAGCTTCGTCGAGCGCTTTGCCGTGAAGCCGTCCGGAGAGTCTGTCCACGATCCACGCCCGGAAGAGGTTGATGAAACGCATAGAGTCGTAGGCGTCGTAGCCGATGCTGTAGATATTGACATGAGAGCTCACGCGGTCGAGCTCTGCCAGCACATCTGCTTCGTTGATGATGCTTCCGGGGCAGACATGGAGCAGTCCGGCCGCTACCCAACGCTCGTACAGCGCGCACAACGTGTGCTGCTTCATCTTGTCTTCCGCGATCCAGGCGCAGGCGTCCCAGAAGAAGCGCTTCTCCCGGGGGTTGTAACAGTTGTAGGTCATGACACAGAGGTCGTCGCCTTTGGAGAAGTCGCATCCGATCCAGCACAGCCACTCGCGGGGGTTCAAGTCATACACCCGTCGCGTCCCCATCAGCCGCCGGATGCCGCGCTCCTTGATCCAGTCCTTCGCCTTTTCCGTGGTGAAGACGTTGAGGTACTTCGTTTTGAACTCCTTCATCTTCTCCGGATCGGATTTGGCCTCAGAGTATTCCAGGGCATAGAAGTCCGGCTGCACGGTGACGCCTATGTGCGGGTTGCATTTGCGCCACACCTTCTCGTCGTTCACATAGTCATCTGTCTCCAAGTCCCACGGATCCGGACAGCACAGGTGGGCAAAGCGCCAGTCGATATCCTCTTCTTCGCCGGTGAGCGCTGCCTTCACGCCTCGGAGCATGTTTTCGAAGGGGCCGTCGATGACCTTTGAGGCCGTGGTGATGATGATGGTCAGGGGCTCCGGCCTTGTGCCCATGGAAGACGTAAGTACGTTGAGCAGATCTGCACCCTCAGAGCGCCCGCGCACATAGCGTGCTGCCGCGTATTCGTCGAAGACGACGATGTTTGCGTTCAGACCGTCCTTCGTGCGTCCTCCGGCCGTCAGGTGCTCGATGTAGGCCTCACGGCCCCTGCTGTTGTCGTCCTTCCAGTAGATGCCCTTCGAGTTGCTCCGGATCTCGACGCCGTTCGGATCCAGCTGCCGCACGAATTTCTTTACCTCATTGAAGACCAGGGCGCTCTGATCGGCGCTGTTGGCGGCGATGTAGGCCTGAGAGTTGGCCGGGCCGTTGAGGAAGTCATTGAGAACGGGGACGGCGATGCCGGTTGTCTTTGAGAACTTACGCGGCATGAACAGGATGACCTGTCGCACCAGCCTCCGGCCGTCGGGCTTGTGGAAGCCGTAGATGTGGGCAAACTGGAACGTCTGTATCGGCGTCAGCTTGTACGATTGCCGGCCGTTGAGTCCGGAGAGCTTCAGCGTCTCAAAGAGCTTGATGAATTTTTGCACCGGCTCCGGCTTCCATTCGTACCGGTGGGTCAGTTCCAAAAAGCGGCGCCCGGCCAGCACTTCGTAGAGGTTGTGCAGGTCGGGGCCTTCATCGATGATGCCCTGAAGGTATTGTCTTATTCTTTCGTCCGTCTGGTCTATGACCTCCGGCATGTGGGGGAGTCCTATTCGGATCTCTTCCAGCGCGTAGTCTTTGAGCTCGCGGAGTTCGTCAAGCGTTTTCATGTGTCCGTTTTGCGTATGGTTCTACTTATCGGACACTTTGCGGGTTTTTGGTTCCCCGTCAGCTCATCAGTTCGTCGAGCAGGGCGAGCGCCTTCTTATTCTCTTTCTCTGAGGGCATTTCGGTTTTGTTGCCCAGCCCCAGATAGGCGAGCGTGCGGGAGAGATTGTTGAGCGCTTCCTTGTAGAAGTCCGCGGCCGGATTGCGTTTCGGCACCATGAAGCCCGCCGTGTTTTTGTGCGTCAGGTTGATGTTCTGATGCTCGAATTCGGAGAGCGCCTGTTCTACAAGGCACTCCTGCATGACGGCCACCTTGATCAGAGGCTCGTTGCGTTCGTTGTAGAGCCCGGCCTTCCTCAGCCTCTCACGAAGATCTTCCAGTTTGGTCGGTGGCAGTCTCATCGCTCTTGCTCTCTTTGTAGAACTTGTATCCGGCCAGACGTCCGCGTGACAGGGTGGTGCCTCGCTTGATGTAGTCATAGACGAAGGGCGCCGGAACGCCTACCAGTTCTCCAAGGCCCTTCGCCGTCCTTGCTGCGTACCGGTGGCCAAGTGGTGATTCTGCGACATACAGTGTCTCCACGAATGGCTTCCCGTCTGCCCTGGGGCGCTGCTCTTTCGGGCCGTGCGTGCCCTTACGGATCACCATGCCGTCTTCCGTGAGATTGGGGTAGTATTGGCCGACGATGCCAAACTTGCTCTTTCTCGGGCCGTTGTAGCCCGTGTGCAATTCTCCGTATGCCATAGCGTTCAGTTTTTGCGTGTGAAATACCAGGGGAACAGGATGCAGACGGTGAGACCGCCGATGAGTGCCAGTCCGGATATCCATGCGGGCCAGCTGCTCTTCTTCTCCTTTCGGGCCTCCGTGTGTGTGGCGCTCGAAGTGGTGTCCGCGCGATGCACAGAGCCACGGCGCTCCTGATTGGAGGCCGTGACTGTGGCTGTGTCCTGCTTGTCTTCTGTTTGCGTCTGCGCCGTGCGTTTGCCCTTCTCTGTGGTGCGGGTGCGGGAGTGGTGGCGCTCAACGTCGCGCGTGCCGTCTGCGTGCTCGTAGATGATGGTCGAGTCGCGTTCCACGATGCGCTCCGTGTCGCTGGTCTCAGTGCCCGTCTCCGTGTGGGTGTTGGAGACGTGGATGCCGGATGAGTCGCGTGTGGCCACTGTGGATCCTGAGTCCACCTGGGAGACGTGCGCCTGATGGGCGCTGGTGTCTGTCGCGGTGAGTCGCTTGGAGCTGCTGCAGCTGCAGAGCATGAAGATTATCCCGGCAAACAGGATAAGTTCAATAATGAGAACGACGGTATGCGTCCAAGTCCTGTGTCTCATGGCTCAGTCCTACAGTTTACGTTCAACGAGGTTCACGATGTCGGCCACGGTATTGAGGCCCCGGCTTTCGTCGTCGTCGATGCGGATGCCGAACGCCTGCTCTACTTCCATGGTAATCTCCACTTGATCCAGGCTGTCGATTTCCAGATCATTCGTCAGGTGGAGCTCTTCGTTGTCGGGCTGGATGTCGTTCTCGCCGGTCACTTTGACGATGCAGCCAATTACTTTCTCTACGATTTCTTTACGATTCATTTTCTTCATAGTTGTTGGTTTTTATAGGGTTATGAATTTTACCATAACGGAGCCTCTGTGAACACAAGCTTTCCTTTGTAGAAGAGATCACGCCACTCCTCGGTGCTGAGTACGAGAACGGCGCCTTCGTTCTCCGACAGAAAGAGAAGTCTTTTATCCTCTCCGACGTTGCTAAACGTCTTCTCCTGTTTTGTAAGTCCCTGGTTGGGGTTCGTATTGAACACGACCTCTATGGAGTGTCCGTTTGTTTCTATTGTTACTTCCTCGAAGTAATCCTTGTAGGCCAGATCGTGGAGCTCCGGTAGCCAATCCGGCGTCAGTGGAACGCAGAGAAACGCACGGATAGGGCTCGCGTGTGTGGCGTTGGAGATAAGCTTCTTTCGTAGGTCTCCGAGAACAAGTGTGACGGTGCCCCCAGAAAGGCTTGGGACGTCCGCAGTCCGAAGCTCGTTCGTCTCAGGCTGTTCTTTTTCGAAGTGATATCCGCGCTTCTCTAATATGTTGGCCAACTCTACTGCTTCGGACACGATATCGTTGGTTTTTCCGATGGCGGCGCCGATGTACTGGCCTGTGGAAAGCCTGTGAATACAAGCCTGAAAAATAAAATCTTTCCTTGTCATAGTGCGTGTAGTTTTAAGTGTTTAACAAAAAGCGCCGCCAGTTCCCGTGTACGGTGCCGCTGGCGTACCCCCGGTTGGGCTTGGCGGCAATGGAAAAGGTACATTCCCGATTATGAAAGCATATCCTCACGGACTTTATGTGTCAAAACTGAATTCGAGCTGCTGCGGCTCGTGCTGGAACTTGAAGCCATTCGGCCGCCGCCCGCGAAGACCGGGCCTGATGCCGTTCTCTTCGCAGTAAGCGCGCTCTTCAGCGATGGCGTCCAGGATGAGCCGGTTCATGAAGCGGTAGATGGTCTGCCCTTTGTGAGTGGCCACGCGCTTCAGCAGGAAGTAGTCCTTCGGCAGGATCTTTGTGCCGACGATGACGTAGCGCCCGGCCTGCGATGGCTGCTTATCCTTGGGCTTCGTTTTGTAGCCGCGCTTTGGCTTGGCCTCTGCAGCGGTGGTGGTGTCCTTACTCTTTCTCATTGTGCGTGTGTGTTTAGCGGTTCATTTTGCGGGCTGCTCCCGGTCGAAAAACTCAATGACGAAATCCAGCGTGTCGCGCTTCTGGATGGAGATGTCGAGCACATGGAAGATGTAGAATCGGCCTTCGGGCACGTTGGCGACTGTCAGGCTCCATGTCAGGCCCCAGCGGTCGAGCATGAAGGTGAAGAATTCCTTAGCCCTCTGTGTGCGCACGCTGAAGCGTGTCTGCTTGGGCTCGCGCTTGGCGAGCTTCGAGATGGTGTGCAGGATCTTACTCATGGTTTGTGTCGGGTTTGAAGTTGATGACGAATTTGGAGATTTGTCCCCCGCAA